AGGTGCCCACGCTCGTCGCAGATCCGGCCCGCGCCATTCCCGAGGCCTCGCACGAGTGCATCGTGCGCTTGGTGAGTTTGGCGAAGCAGCATGCCTTCGGCGTGCTGACGCCGATTCCCGCGTGCGACTGGCGCGGGCTGATCGACCACCACGACCTTCTCGACACGCTCCCGGACACGATCACGGACGAGCAGCTGGACGTCGTGATCCGCGATGCCCAAGCCATCCTCGTCGCCTCCACCAACGCGGGTCGCGTGACGATGGACTTCGATGACCAGTTGTACCTCCCGCTCATCGGCAACGCCCGCATGTGGCAAAACGACGTGGTGTTGGTGGACGAGGCGCAGGACACCAACGTGGCGCGCCGCCTCCTCGCGCGCAAGATGCTCCGGCCGGGTGGCCGCCTCGTCGCGGTGGGCGACCCGCACCAGGCCATCTACGGCTTCACCGGCGCGGACAACGATGCGCTGGACCTGATTGTGAAAGACTTCGGATGCCGCCGCATGCCGCTCAACGTGTCCTACCGGTGCGCCCAATCCGTCGTCCGCCACGCGCAGCAGGTGGTCTCCCATATCCACGCCGCACCCTCGGCCGAGATGGGCGAAGTGATGAGCCTCGACCAGTTGGACTTCGAGCGGTTGCCGGTTGAGGCACTGACGCGCGGGGACGCGGTCCTCTGCCGCAACATGGCGCCGCTCGTGGAGCAGGCCTTCAAGTTGATCCGTCGCGGCATCGGCTGCCGCGTGGAGGGTCGCGAGATTGGCTCCGGGCTCATCACGCTGGCCACGCGGTGGAAGAGCGTCAAGCACCTCGGCCACCTCACTGATAAACTGAGCGACTACCTCGGCCGGGAGCAGACGAAGATGATGGCGAAGGGCCAGGAGTTGAAGGCGGCGGCGCTCGAAGACAAAGTGGCCACCCTCCTCGTCATCATCGAGTCGATGCCGGCCGGGTCCTCGATTCTCGACCTGCGCGAGAAGATCACCGCGTTGTTTGCCGACACGGCTGATGGCGAGTGCGCCACCGTGGTGCTCTCCACCGTCCACAAGTCGAAGGGTCGCGAATGGAGCCGGGTGTACCTCCTCGGCCGCAACATCCTGATGCCCTCGCGCTATGCGCGCCAGGATTGGCAGCTGGCGCAGGAGACCAACCTCGAATACGTCGCCATCACGCGCGCCAAACGGACGTTTGTCGAAGTGGCGCTGACGCCTCGGCGCGCTCGCGGCTGATGCTGGTGCTCGACCGGTGCGCCACGACGGCGCACCGGACTTTTGTGGAGGGATCCACCATGAGGACCCGAACCATTTACCACGACACCGTCCAAGTCTCGCGCCTCGATCACTCGGCAGCCTTCATCAAGGTCGAATCCGAGATGCAAGAGCGTACGGCGCACGCGGTCAAACTGCTCTGTACGCTGAATGAAGGGATGCCGCTGGTCCACCTTGATGACCTCGTGAATGCGTTCAATCGAGGTGGCCGCGTCACGGCGAGCTTCGACGACAAGGCGCGCGAAGAAGTAGCAGCAGCCGGATAACTCCTGAAGGGTCCACCTCTGGACAGCGCCGGGCTCCCTTAGGCAAGGAGCCCGGTTTCACATCCCGGCCACACGAGGATTGTGCAGGCGGCCACGGAACCCCTCGGCCTGGGTCCGAGGGTGGGCGAGCGGCCGGAGGCTGGAAATGGGCGTCCGGAGGCCCTTTACTTTCCTGGTTTGGGCGCTTACATTGGAGGGAGTCGGAGCGGCCACCGTGGCAGCTCCCGAGACCTGGAGACCGAGATGATCACGCCCAACATGTCTGAGCGCGCACAGAGGAAGAATCTCCCTACGGACGATGTTTGTCTTGGCTGTGGGCACGTCCGAAGCGATCATGCAAAGGGCGGATGTCAACTATGCGGGAGTTTGTGCTCACGATTCATTGATCCCGCAGAGCGTCCGGACGCGCGCTGACCTCCGGCTCCGACGCTGGCACGATGGGCCTCCGCGAAGGAGGCCCGTTTTGTTGCCGGGATTGGCCGGAACGGTGCTGCCTGGCTTGGATCCTCCCGAGGCTGGGCCTCTGGACCTCGGAGCCCTTCCCGTGGCTTCCTATGTGGCCGAGCCCGGCTCCCGGGAGGCTATGCGTATATACACGTAACATGCCCCCCTCCTCGATGTCAATGAATTATCTACCCCTTCCACATAGCCTCAACACATAGGTATGGATAACTTCATAAGTATCTAGCTATTAGCTAGGCTATGTGTAGCTATGAGGAAGTAGTGTCTGTATATGGAAAGTAACCGGAGTAACCGGATTATTCTCCTTGGTCCCTTCTATTCCCTATCCGCTCGCGCGCGACCCTTTTTGGTTTTCGAGTGATTAGGAGGAGGGAGGATATACGTTCTTATGCACATTGCTCCGGCTCCCTGCCGACCTCGGCCCACTAGCGGACGGAGCGGTGACCCGCTATCGCTTCTCCCTCTGGTGTAGTCGCACCTGCCTCCCTCCTTCTCTCGGTGATGGCTGACTCGTCTTCCACCTCGAAGCAGTCCCAGACCGAGCCAGCGAAGACGAAGCGATCCCGGCAAGCCCCGCCCCACCGCTCCAAGCGAGCGAAAGCCGCAGGCGTCCGCGCGCGACCCGGCAAAGTGCCCGACCTCCGGACCAAAGAGCGGATGAAGACGCCGGGCAAACCGCGCAAGTGGAACCGGGATAAGGTGGTGCGCTATGTGTGTGAGTGCTACGGCGCTGGCGAACTCCTCAGCGACATTCTCTATCGCATTAAGCTGCACCGCTCTTTGTTTTTCGCCTGGCGCGCCGCCTCACCGGAGTATTCCGACCTCTGGGCCGTAGCTGAGCGCGACAGTGCCGACGCGCAGCGCGACTATGTGAAGCGCGTGAGTGAGGGCCGCGACCGCATCACGCTGGCCGAGAAGCGCAAGTTGGCCGAGTTGATCGAGGGGCTCGCCAAGAACAAGAAGCGCACGAAGAGCGGCAACCTCATTGGCTTTGGCCTCGTCCAAGAATTAGAGAAGTCTCTCCGCGCGCGCAACGCGCTGCAGATTGACGCTGCCAAGTGGTACGCCAAGACGACGGACCCGAGCAAGTTTGGCGAGCGCGTGGATCATACGCTGAGCCCAGGGACCGCGCCGCTCACGATCAAGATTGAGTTTGTCGCCCCGGCTCCTGCGACGAGCGAGACGTCCAAGTGAACGTCCACGGCCGAGGTCTCGCGCCACCGGCTGATTCGCCACGCTTCTGTGAGAAGTCTCCGAGTGGCGCCCACGTTGCCGTCTCAAGTGGCACGCTTACCTCGCAATGCGTGTTTTGCCTTCACGCGATTCACCGCGCCCATACAGGGAGCGGCGTGTGGTATGCCGACCCTCCGGCTCCATTCGAGGCATCCACGTGACGGCTCCAGCCACCATCGAACCCAAAGCGCGTCCAGCGCTCCAGCTGCCGAGTTATGCGCCGCGTCTCTTCGAGCCGCATCGCTACAAGGTGCTGTATGGCGGACGTCGGGGCGCGCGCTCGTGGACCGTCGCGCGCATCCTCCTGCTCAAGGCAGCCGCCGAGTCGCTCCGGGTCCTGTGCACGCGCGAGATGCAGAGCAGTCTCCGCGACTCGGTGCACCAATTGCTGCGCGACCAGATTAAGATCATGGACCTGCCCGGTTTCGAGGTCACCGACCGCGAGATTCGGCACGCCAATGGTTCGCTCTTCCTCTTCGAGGGATTGCGTCACAACATTGATCAGGTCAAGTCGCTCGAAGGCATTGATGTGTGCTGGGTGGAGGAAGCGGAGCGTATCAGTGCGCGCTCGTGGCGCGTCCTCATCCCAACCATCCGCAAGCTGGGCTCGGAGATTTGGGTCACCTTCAACCCAGACCTCGAATCCGACGCGACCTATCAGCGCTTCATCGTCAATCCGCCCAAGGATGCTCTCGTCATCAAAGTCTCGTGGCACGACAATCCGTGGTTCTCCGGCGTGCTGCGGGACGAGAAGGACTATGACTATCGGGTGGATGCCGAGGCAGCTGACCATACGTGGGAGGGCAACCTCCGCAAGGTGAGCGCCGCGACCATCCTCCGTGGCAAGTGGAAGGTGGAAGACTTCGTGGTGCCGCAGAAGGCTGATGGCGAGTACCTCTGGGATGGCCCGTATCAAGGTATGGACTTTGGGTTTGGCTCCGACCCGTTTGCGACCGTCCGACTCTGGGTATTTGCGGATTGCCTCTATGTCGAGCACGAGGTGTGGGCGCTGCAGTTGGACTTGGACGAGACGTGTGGCCATGTGAACAGCATCATGCCGGCTGATTATCGCGAGCACACTATCCGCGCCGACTCCGCACGACCGGATTCCATCTCACATCTCCGCAAGTATGAGCCCAATGGCTTCGAGCGGCTCAAGGGTGCGAAGAAGGGCCCAGGCTCCGTCGCAGACGGCATCTCGCACCTGCGCCACTACAAGTGGATCATCATCCACACGCGGTGTAAGCACTTCGAGGCCGAGGCCAAGAACTACAGTTACAAGGTGGACGAGAAGAGTGGCGACATTCTCCCCATCCCGGTGGACAAGCACAACCATCTCATCGACGCCTCCCGCTATGCCTTGGAGCCGCTCATCAAGCCCCAGCGCCTCTCGGGCATCCTCTTCGGAGAGGTCGAAGCGCCACCGGTGTGTCCCGAGTGCGAGTCCAAGCTGGACGAGGGCTCGTGCCCGGTGTGTGGGTGGTATCCCGAGTTGGAGACGGACCCAGTGGTGCCGCGTCCCGAGGTCGCGAAAGCTATTGCCGCGACCAACGGGAATGGGAACGGGAATGGCCCCCACGCGAATGGTGATGGAGAGGGCAGCAGTGATGACGAGAAGTACAACCGACTCCGGAGCCTCAATGACTAACCCGAGGACGTCATGGCCTTCTCGCTGACGAAGCTGCTTGGCCGGTCCGCGCCGGCACCAGTCGTCACCGGGCCCATCTCCATGATCAAGGAGGAGCCCAAGCGACTGCTGGTGCCGGAGCAGAAGTCGTCGGTGGGGCTCTTGCCGCAAGGTGCGTATGGTGACAATTATGTGTTCTTCTCGCCGGACTCCGGCAAGACGTTCTTCGACACGAGTGAGCAGGGCCTGACGGCGCTGGCCTTCACGGCCTACTGGTACATCGCCAGCCGGTGGGTCGCGACGAAGGTGAGCGAGGCGCCACTCATCGTGGTCGAGGAGGATCAAGACACCGGGATGGACAGCTGGATCCCTGATCATGAGTTGGGCGACGTGTTGGAAGATCCGAGCCCGGACTATGACATGGGAGAGATGGTCGAGAAGACCACGCACTATCTCTACAACACCGGTGGTTGTCTCTGGACGCTCGCGCGCGACGGCCTCGGAGATGTGCGGCGCATCACGCCGTTCAGCTACAACGAGTTCATTCCGCAGCGCGGCCCAGACCGGATTTATGCCAGCTTCGAGGTCCAGACGGCCAACGGGCCACGGATCGTGATGGCCGAGGATGCGTGCTTCTTCCGAGATGCGCATGGCGGCACCGGGTTCAGCATGGGTGGGCAAGGCGTCTCCTCGTGGGGTCGTGGCCGCTCGCGGCTCGACATCGCCATGTCGTGGTTGGCGCTGGGCGAGAAGTCCCAACGCACCATCCGCGCGCTCCTCGAAAATTCCATCTGGCCCAGCCTCGTCATCTCGCCCGACAAGGACTGGGACCCGAGCAAGACCACGCTGGCCCAGTACAAGCAGGACATCGCCAAATACGGCAAGGACCGGAACGGGCAGCCCTTCATCGCGCTCGGTGGCGCGCAGGTGACGGCCATCGCCTCCCGGATCAAGGACATCGTCCCGTCCGAGATTCTCAACCGCGTGGAAGCAGTGATTGCCGGGGTGGCCGGTGTCCCGGCCATCATCCTGCAATTCGAGGTGGGGCTCCAGAATGCGCCGTGGTCCCACATGACTCAGGCGCGCCGGATGGCGTATGAGGACACCATCGCGCCGTTCTGGCGTAAGCTGGAGCGTCCGATCACGCGCCAGATCCTCCGGCCCATCGACGAGGACACCTCCCATTACATCCGGTTTGACAAGACGGACATCGACTCGCTCAAGCGCAACCAGCTAGAGTCCGCGCAGATTGCGACGCTGATGGGGAACGCGGCGAGCCTGAACGAGCGGCGCGCGGTGATGGGCCTGGAGCCGAGCAAGGATAAGAAGGCGGATGAGATCCCTGAGCTGACGCAGCCGTCCTTTGCGGACATCGCGGCCGGGCTCGCCGGAGGG